GTAAAGGAAATGCTCCAGATATGCATACGCAACAGTTATCATGCAACACATAGAAAAGACAGTTCCGGCAGATATCTTACCACAAAGAAGGACACACTGTATCACGGCATCGGGCTGTCATCCGTAGAACAGGCAGTATCCTGTTATCACGGCGAGATGACTGCTGAAGGAACAGGGAACGAGTTCCGGGTATCAGTGGTAATGTACGGCTCTGACGGGGAAAAATGACGAGTTGTGTCGTATTTTCAACATACAATAATGTAGAATGCAAAAATATACTATACTTACACCTATCAGATCAAAGAGGGAGGTGTCATTTTATGACAAAGAAAGCAAGTAATGCAGTAGCAAAAGTTTTAGAGAAAGTTGCAAGTAAATCAGTAAAGATGGCGGTAGACAGCAGGTGTATGTATATTTATCATCAGCCGAAACAGCCTGCCGGGGTCAAAGAATTTCGCAATAAATAAGTCATTTATAAAGTGCGAAGTGAGAATGCAGTCATAGACATGGGAATGATTCATGGCTTGGCTGCATTTTTTATGTATAGCTGAAAAAAGATTCCTTGAATACACTTCCTGAAGCAGATAAGACATTACGAGGGGAGAAACAGTCTGTTGGTGGGAAGGAAGTTATGGATAAATTCTGCTTATTTTTCGGAAAAGGCAAAAAATAAAAGAATAGGCAGTACACAGACCGCTACTTGGCGTGCAGTTTTATCGGAAAGGGTAATGACTGCACGCTTATTTTTTACCCTTTCTGCTGTTAAAGGCGTAGCAGAACTTCATAACAAGAGTCCACCAGATGTCCTTCATTTCAAGAAAAATCACGAAATGGAGGACATTTTTATGTCAGAATGGAGAAAAATCCGAATACAGGACTATTACAAAGAAGCTGTAGGAGAGGAAGAATATACCTATGTCACCCCGGAGGTTTATGAGATACTGGCGAACACTTTCAGAAAAGAAGCGCATGCAGAGCAGATGCGGGATTTGAGGAACAGAACCGCAGAAGGATATACGGAAGGCGATACGGAGGACTTACTAATGGAATCCCCGGAGTCATTGGAAGATATGGTCATCCGGCAGATGGAAATAGAAACCTTACAAAAAGCGATGCAGACACTTTCGGAAATCCAAAGAGAGCGCCTGCATCTTTATTTTTTTGAAGGGATGACTACGAGGGAGATTGCCGACAGACAGGGAACAAATCAGAATGCAGTGTGGAAATCCATACAGAGTGGTGTAGCAGTTTTGCGTCGTTTTTTCTAAGCGGAAATTATTTCCCAATGTGCTAAGTGTGTTATGTTTACAAATCATTTTATGGTACAAAATGGGGAGCCTCACAGATTGGAGGCTCCCCGTTTAATGCAGGAAAGAACCATAGTTCTGCCTGTCATCAATAATATAATCAATTTTTACACAGTTTTCTTCTTCCTTTATCTGGAAAACGAACCAGAGATGCGGCCAGAAATTCAGGACACGGTATCTGGCAGGAATATATTTCAGTCTGGCGCAGCCGATGAGCGGCTGGTTTTCCAGATAAGAGATTTTCTCATCATAGGAATCCAGCAGGCGCATGGCACATTCCAGTCCGTTGTCCGCATGACAGCGGTCAACATAGTCTTCAAGTACGGCGTTAGCCGCAGGGGAAACATCTACTTTATACATGGGCAGCTTTCTCCTTTAAACGGCTGCGTAAGTTTTCGCTGACGGTACGGGCAGGAATATCCGCAATACCGGCACGCCGCTGTTCCTCGACTTCAATCAGCTTTTCACGAAGTTCAAGCTGTTTTTCTCTCTGGTCATACGCTGTGATATCCATAACCACCAGATCGCCTTCCCCGTTTTTGGTCAGGAATACCGGCTCACCGGTCTGTTTGCAAAGATTGGCTATTTCTGAATAATTCTGCCGGATTGCAGCAGAAGGTTTAATCAATGTCTGCATGGTCAAAACTCCTTTCATAGTAAAATTCTGAATCAATTCTAATCTTATTATACAATGAATGGCAGAAAAAAATACAGCAGAAAAGAAAAAATAATTTTTTTTTAATTTTTAGGGTGGTCAAAACGCGTTTTTGTGTGAGTACCTTATGAGAGGAATTATTTTCGGACAGATGGTCTCTTTCGGGAACGCCTCTCATGGTACATTGACAAACGCCGGAGAGGAGCTTCCAGAAGGAAACTTAAACCGAGAGCAGTGGCATATCACGAGTGAGCTGCCAGCCATATCCAACAATCTGGATACATTAGCCATTCCAAGAGCCGTTACCGGGGCGCAGTGACAGTCCTGCGACTACAGGGCAGGAAAGGACTGACGGTTTTGTCTGTCAGAATCCGCTGCCCTGTATGCCGTGAAAAAGATCGCATCTAAGGATTCGAGCGGGAAAGCCGGGGAACAGCCCATCCGTGGCGGGTGGGTGCGAAGACGGGAATGAGCCTATAATGATACTCCTTGAGATAGCCAGCACGCAGTGGTGGAGGTGAGATGCCAGTGATGTCTGCCTGCCGATTGGCAGATGCCAGCAGACAGTTCAGATTGTTGCCTAAGGGTGTACCGGGACAGAGAGAACGCAGGAAATTCTTTTCATGCTCCTCTGTTTTTGCGGCACATCCGGCTCCGGGGAGTAGTGTCGAATAGGAGCAGTCATTTCATAATAAATGAGATGAAGGACAAAAGGAAGTAAGGCTTAATAACAGAATTCATGCGGTGGAGGTTATGGCTTCCACCGTATTCTTGTGGGATTAAGCACAGATGAATATGAAAAATGAAAGATGCCGCAAATGTGGCAGGGAAAGGACGGATATGGATATGAAGAAAGAAGATATGAAACAGGTAGAGAAGGTCTTGGATACGGAGCAGGTTGGCTATGCATTTCTCTATCCGAGTGGTAGTGGAGCAAGAAAAGAGTACATGATTTCCACAACGCCGGAGAATCTGGCAAACTTTTTAGGAAGCCATTTCATGGATGCAGAAAAGATGATTGTCACAGATATGTGCGACAGACTGATTCTGGATACCTTTGGCGGTTTTATCAATAACTGTCCGGATCAGAAGCTCTGCGGAGAGATTGTGGCGAAGTTGGCTCCCATTCAGATGGGCGAGGCAGAGGCCGGAGAAGTCATCATGGTAGACCGCGATGTGGCAGATGCTTTCTTTGCGGCAGAGGATGAGGCAGTAACAATGGCAGAATGTGCCATCATGTAGGAAAAGTGTTTGTAGCTGAGATTTTAAGATTAGTATTCGTGAAATGGAGGAATGGAAGATGCGGGTATTAGTTGGAATAGGGATTGCAGCAACCGTAGTTGTGATTGGAACACTGGTGCTTTTTGCAATGGCGGTAAATACAGCAGGAAGCTATCAGAGGGATTGAGGAAGGAGTATGGCGGTATGGGGAATATGCAGCAGGGAGCCAATGAGGTCATGTATAAGATTGCTTCACATCTGCTTTCAAAGATGCAGGAAAGCGGTCTGATAAGCGAGGAAGAAAGAGAAAAAATTAATGTTTTGAACATTGAAACCTTTTCTCCGGAACTTGCCAAAGTATATCTGTAATAATGCTAGATATATTTTGGTTAGTGTGGTAGTGTATGTAGCTGACAAGGGCAAAAACCCTTGAAAAATAAGGAAAGGAGAGACAGATATGGCAAAAAAGATAACGGTCATTCCGTCAGTTTCCGAGAGTCTACATACACAGATGAAACCGAGAATCCGGGTATGCGGATATGCCAGAGTGAGTACGGCCAGTATGGCACAGGCAGATTCCTATGCCGCACAGGTGGGGTATTACACGGAAAAGATACAGAGCAATCCCTTATGGGAATTTGCCGGGGTATATGCAGACGAAGGAATCACGGGAACCAAGGCGAAAGGCAGATACGATTTTAATGAAATGATAGCTGCCTGTGAAGACGGCGATATCGACCTGATTCTGACCAAATCCATCACAAGGTTTGCAAGGAACACGGTGGATTGCATCCAGACCATACGAAAGCTGAAAGCCATCGGTGTGGGGATTACCTTTGAAAAAGAGAATATCAACACACTGGAAGAAAAGAGCGAGCTTCTGCTCACCATCATGGCATCCGTGGCGCAGGGAGAATCCGAAGATTTTTCAGGAAACAACCGCTGGGCGGTTATCAGCCGGTTTGAGAAAGGGACCTTTATTGTCGGCACACCGGCATACGGATACCGGAAGGATGAGGATGGGAACCTGATGATCGAAGAAAAAGAAGCGGAAGTGGTAAGGCTCATTTTTGAATCCTATCTAAACGGTACCGGAACATACCTCATCAGTAAAATGCTGAATGAGCAGAATATCCCGACCATACGTGAGAGCGAGCAGTGGCAGGACAGCGTGATTAAGGAAATCCTGAAGAATCCGGTGTATGAGGGAGATGCCCTGCGGCAGAGGACATACACAGAAAAGCAGTTCCCGTTTGTCCGAAGGGGAAATACTGGGCAGATGCCAATGTATCTGACAAGGGATGCCCATCCGGCGATTGTCACCCACGAAGAAGCGGAGGCGGTAAGAAGCATCATGGAGTACCGGAGCAGGACCCTTCATATGGGAGGAGAGAAGTGCCAAAACAGATACTTATTCAGCAGCAGAATCATCTGCGGGGAATGCGGAAGCCATTTCCGTAGACAGAAGATATACATCGGAAAGCCTTATGAAAAGATTATCTGGACCTGCCACCGTCATGTGGAGGATAAGGAGAGCTGCCAGATGAAGGCAATCCGGGAGGATATGCTGCAGCAGGCATTTATCACCATGTGGAACAAGCTGTACACCAATCAGGGGACGGTGTTAGAACCCCTGCTGAAAGCACTGACCGGGCTGGCAGCAAACCAGCCGGATACCGAAGAAATGGAACAACTGGATAGAGAAATAAATAGTTTGAGCGAGCAGAGCCGAATCCTGAATCAAGTCATGATGAAGGGATATATGGACTCTGCTCTTTTTATGGAAAAGAACAATCTGCTGGCACACCGGCTGACAGAATGCAGGAGAAAGAAAACGCTCCTTGCAAGAAAGCAGAAACGGACAAAGGAGATTGTAGGGACCGAGCAGCTCATAGGGCTTCTGAAAAAGGAAGGATACCAAAGGGAATTCAACGAGGAATTGTTTGACCTTACAGTTAAGGAGATTCGGATATCCCTAACCCACGAAATCACCTTCTGCCTGCATAACGGGCTGAGCCTGACGGAAGAGGAAGGAGGAGATGCGGATGCAGTGGCATACACCAATCGGGTATAAGGTCATAAACGGAAAAATCGAGGTTTATGAGGAACACAGAAAACTGGTGGAACAGATTTTCAGGGATTATGACAGCGGCATATCCGCATGGCAGATTGCGAAGAGTCTGAAGGGGCTGGGCGTGAAAAATGCAAATGGAAGAGTGGCATGGACCCATGCTTCCATAGGAAGAATCCTGGAGAATCATAACTATCTGGGAACGGAGTATTATCCACAGATTATAGAGAAGGAACTCTTTGACAGAGTCCAGAAAAGACGGGAGCAGGTAAGAATCGAAGGAAGCCGGGGAAAGCACAGACCGGAAAAGAGGGAACGGCTGTTATTTGGAGGGGTTTTAGTATGTGCGGAATGCGGTAGTGTTTACAGCCATATTCAGGCACACAACAAAAAGAAAAAGAACGAGATTCCGAAGTGGAAGTGCAAGAACTATGTGTATCAGAATAGAGTAACCTGCAAAGGCGGCTTTATCTCGGACAGGCAGGTGGAAGAGGTGTGCATTCATGCCATCAACAGCCTGATACAGAACCCGGAGTTGACGGAGAAGTACCAGGAAAAGCCGCAGCAGATCAGCCCAGCATACCGGAGACTTGAGACACGGCTGGAGAACATAAGAAAAGCAGCTTTAGAAGAGGGTACAGATACGGATATGGATACCGGGCAGCCCTGCACCGGAGAAACCGGTACGGAGGAACTGACAGCACTGATTTTTGAACGGGCGGTGGAACGCTACAAAACCCTTGAGGTAAGGGATGAGGACATCCGCTCAGAGGAGATGAAAGAGACACTTGCCGGCAGGGAAGAAATTACAGAATTTGATGAGGAACTGTACCGGAAGCTGATAAAGCAGATTTTGGTATATAAAGATAACTCGGTCAAAGTCATTTTTCACAATAACAACAGTATAAAGATTGGATACGGAGAGGAATAAAATCCATGCCGTCCGTATCCGGGAAGGAGGAAATATGCCGGCTACAGCAGTCCAAAAGAAAGTATCCATGATTCCGGCAAAACCCCAGTATGACAGAAGCATCAAGTTGTCAGAGAAGAAACTGCGGGTAGCTGCCTACTGCCGGGTCAGCACCGAACTGGAAGAACAGGAAAGCAGTTATGAGGCACAGGTAGAATACTACACCAGAAAGATACAGGAAACGGAGAACTGGAAACTGGCGGGCATCTATGCCGATGACGGAAAGAGTGCCACCAACACCAAGAAGCGTGACGATTTCAAGGCCATGATTAAAGATGCAGAAGGCGGTAAAATCGACATGATACTGACGAAATCCGTCAGCCGTTTTGCCAGAAACACCGTTGACTCCCTGCTGACCATCCGCAGGCTGAAAGAAAAGAACGTGGCGGTGGTCTTCGAAAAAGAGGGCGTCAACACACTGGACGGAACAGGGGAAATCCTGATTACCATCCTAAGCAGTCTGGCACAGGAGGAAAGCCGGAACATCAGCGAGAACACCAGATGGGGCGTGGTAAGGAAATTTGAAAAGGGAAAGGTCATTGTCAACCATAACAAATTCATGGGATACACCAAGAATGAAAACGGGGACCTGGTTATAGTCCCCAAAGAGGCAGAAATTGTCCGGCTGGTTTTCCGGCTTTATCTGGAGGGATACAGCGCGGGAAAGATAGCAAAATATCTGGAAGAACAGAAGATTAAAACGGCAACCGGCTTGGAAAAATGGCATGATACGGTTGTGTTAAAGATGCTTAGGAATGAGAAATACATGGGAGATGCCCTGCTGCAGAAGACCTATACGGTGGATTTTATGACCAAGAAAAAGGTCATGAATAAAGGAATCGTGCCGCAGTATTATGTGGAAGATGACCATGAACCAATCATACCGAAAGACCTTTTTTACAGGGTGCAGGAGGAATTGGCAAGAAGGGCTTCCGTCAACAAATCAGCAGTCACAAGAGAGAAGAAAAAGAATGGCAAGCATTCTTCGAAGAGCAAATATTCCTCGGAGTATGCCCTGACGGGAATCCTGCTCTGTGGGGAATGCGGACAGGAATACCGGAGAGTCACCTGGGCAAGAAACGGCAAGAAAAAGATCGTCTGGCGATGCAGCAACCGCCTGACCAATGGCACAAAAAACTGTAAGGATTCCGCCACACTGGAAGAAGGAATATTAAACAGGACGGTCATGGAAGCCATCCACCGGATCGCCTGCAATGACGGAAATTTCGCATCCGCACTCAGACAGAATGTCATCCGGGTAATTGGAAGCTACGGAAGGGAGCAGGAACCGGACGAATACGATGAGAAAATCAAGGCAAAGCAGGAAGAGATGGTGTCGCTGATCGCAGAGAATGCCGCCACCAGCTCCTACACAGACGAATTTGACGAGAGATACCGCAGGATTGCAGAGGAAATCAGCACCTTAAAAGAAGAACAACTGGAAGCCAGAAGAAAGAAAAAACTGGCAGAGAGCTATGACCGGAGAGTGCAGGATATGGATGATTTCCTAAAACAGCAGACCTGCCAGATGCCGGAATTTGATAATGACCTTGTGCGAAGACTGATAGCAAACATCAAAGTGGTGTCAGCGGACAAGCTGCTGATACAGTTCCAGTCGGGAATTGTCATGGAACAGGAAATCAGATATGACTGAATTTCAGGCAGGGATGACAACGGAACAGGGAAAGGTGGTTCCTGCCTGTAAAATCAATCCTGTGGATTTATGGTAAGAATAAAATGCCTGGTGAACCGGGCGTTTTATTGTTGGCGTAAGTGCAGCAGAAAAAAGGACAATTGAGAAAAATGATTGTCAGAAGATGGAAGAACAAATGTTCTAAAAAGTATTTACGCAAAACAAATGTTCTGGTATGATTTAAAAACAAGAAATAGGATACACAGAAAAGAAACAGGCAAGAGTGTGAGAACTTTTGTCTGTTTATCTTTCTGACGAAAAGCAGAATAGAGCAAAATAGAGCGGAAAGGAGCAGGCAGGATATGAGTGGCAGGGTTATTTTTCATATAGATGTAAACAGTGCATTTTTATCGTGGGAAGCTGTGTACAGAATCAGGCACCTCGGCGGAAAACTTGACCTGCGGACCATTCCATCTGCGGTAGGAGGCGATATCTCAAAGAGACACGGTATCATCCTTGCAAAATCCATTCCGGCTAAGAAGTATCATATAAAGACAGGAGAGCCGGTGGTAGATGCTGTGCGGAAATGTCCGGGACTGGTGCTGGTGCCGCCAAACTACGAATTGTACGAAAAAAGCTCGAAGGCGTTTATGGCGATTTTAAGGAAGTATTCCGGACAGGTGGAACAGTACAGCATAGACGAAGCATTCGTGGATATGACAGGCACAGAGAGCTTATTTGGAACCCCTGTGATTGCTGCCAATACCATGAAAGATGAGATATGCCAGACGCTTGGATTTACGGTGAATGTGGGAGTATCAAGCAACAAACTGCTGGCGAAAATGGCGAGTGATATCAAGAAACCGAATCTGGTGCATACCCTGTTCCCGGAGGAAATCGAAAAGAAGATGTGGCCACTGCCGGTTCGGGATTTGTTCTTTGCAGGCGGTGCTTCAGAAAGAAAACTGAATTCACTTGGTATACGAACCATCGGAGAATTGGCAAAGACCGATGTTAATACATTAAAAAGTGTGTTAAAAAAGCATGGAGAGGTAATCTGGGATTTTGCAAACGGCAGGGATGTATCTGTTGTAGAGCCGGTGCCAGCGGATAATAAAGGATACGGAAATTCAACCACCATATCCTTTGATGTCACAGATGCCTGTACCGCAAAAATGGTATTGCTTTCTTTGGCTGAAACCGTTGGAAAGAGACTGCGGAAAGATGATGTAAGAATTGAAGTGGTTGCAATCAGCATCCGCTTCCATGATTTGACTTATGCATCCCACCAGATGGTGCTGCAGTCGGCAACCAATAACATAAAAGAAATACACGATGCCGCCTGCCGGTTATTTGACGAATTGTGGGACGGCAGAGCAATACGGCATTTAGGGATACACACCAGCAGGGTATCACGAAATAGTGGCAGCAGACAGCTTTCCCTTTTTGACGATACAGACTATGAGAAACTGGAAAAGCTAGACAAGGCGGTAGACAGCATCCGGGAGAAATATGGCATGGATGCAATCCAGAGGGCCACATTTTTGAAACAGACGGGAGTAGACCACATGAATGGTGGCATTTCCAGAGAAAAAAGGACAGTGGATTATAAAAACGAGAAGGAGATGTAAATGGGATTCCGGTTGGGAGATATAGCGGACCACACTGACAACGGCACCCTGCGTGGCATCCAGCGGGAGATTGCCTGTGAGTGTTGGTTTACGAGCAAGGGAAAAACCATACCAAAGATAATCAAAGTCATGGACGAAGAAGGGATGCTGCATACTATACGGGAAATACAGTTACTGACTTCGGAGGAAAAGAGCTACTCCGGCATCCAGACGGTAGAGCATTTATGCAGAATAAACCTGGGCGGAAGAATGGAAACCGTGAAGCTGGTGTATACGAAAGAAAGTTGTAAATGGGCGATTGTGGAATTATAATTGTTTTATGAATATGTGAAAGAAGGAACAAAAGTGAGTGAGAAGATAATTTTTAATTTCTTTGATGATTCGATAGAGGATAATATACAAAAACTGGTAGACTACTTTCGTTTAGAGAAGGACAAGGTTATAGAATATATAAGCAGTTTTGATAATCCGGCTGATATTACGGTTGAGAATTTTATAGTCGAGTTCGGTATTAACTTAACGAATTTTGACTGTGCAAATGTAGATATAGTATGTAGGCATATGACCGTATTGACAGAAGAAGGACTAGAGGATGTCAAAACGAAAGGATTGCTGGATTTAGTAGGAGTGCTTACTGAAGATACGGTGTTAAAGAGATTTTTATATGAAAATCAGGTTGTATTCGATGTTCAAGGGAAACGCTTAATTGTTGACGGACAGGATTATGTAATTACAACTAGTGACGATTCTTGCTTGTTTTGTATTGAGAATAAAGAAATTCGATGCGGAGTCTTCGAACGCTGCGATATAAGAGAGAAAATGGATTTTGTTGGACGCAAGTTGTATGAATTGGGCGGAACACTAGAATTTTTTGTATCTGGAACGAAAGAAGATATGGAGAGATATTCTGTCATTCACTTGAATCCGGAAATCCTTGAAACCTTAGATCAGCTATTAGGAAAAATAAAAGTAAAGACAAATCGCAAATTACCTTATGCACTATCTTATAAATGGAGAGAGCAGGAAAAAAAGACATATATATTACAATTTGCGGTAAATATGTCGGAAGTAGAAGCCTATTGTGTGTGTAACTATGAAAGAGCATATTATAATTATGAAGAAATTCTGGAATATAGCGGTTACACGCACAGTGACTACTTGATGCATAAGATACCTGAAAGAGTCTATCAAAATATGAAGATAATCGACTGGTTTTTAGCAGCCGGTTTATGTAAGGCTTGTGAATTTGGTTCTTTATTGCCAGGAAAGATAGCTGAGCCGTCAAAGATAGAGGTGTTTTTAGAATATGAATAGCAGAAGGATACAGATGTTAGACACAAGAAGTGAAGAAACAATATGTAAATCGTTAGGAAATATATTAGGAACAAGAAAAGAAGCTCTTGAAGTTTTCTGGGCGAAAACTATGCCAGATTATGTGTGCAAGCATTATTGGGAGATTGATACGGGCATATTTTATGATTACTTTAACTTAACTAAAGACGAATTTGTTCTCAATGAAGTAGTGTTTTATCATGTTACAACAAGGCTCACCGAACAAAGATTGGGAGAGTTCAAAATCGATAATCTTGAAGAGGTACTACTGGCAGATAACCCAATGACACAATTGTGTAAAAAGCATGATATTTTGTTTAAACGTGAGGATGGAATTGCAGTATATTATAAGGGAAATAGAAAGATTTTCGATAAACCAATGGAAGCAAGACTTCGAAATAGGTTGGATAGAGCAAATGACTCTTGTGTAAATGGATTTTTCTTTCCCGAATGGATGGATAATAGTTATACAGGATTGACAGGAATGCCTGAAATTTTTTCGGATATTATGGTGTCCTTAGACAGACGAGATATTCAGCAAGAATATTTTGAGAAGAAGACATGTTATTTAGCAACTGTTGAAACTAAAATAGGAGATATGGTTTTTGATGGGAGTAATCCCAATATGACATCCCAAGAGAAGACACAGAAAATCATGCAATATCTGTTGTGCTATATGGGATATAAAAAAACTGCATCAGATTTTTATGTTTCAAATCCGATGGTAAGACTTGCGGATAGTTATAATGTTCCAGCAGATGAGATTATAGAGATAAAAGAAATACATGATTGGAAAGAAATTTTTGAACATTAAATTCTTGTATTAACAAGGATTTTTGAGTATACTAAGGTTAAAGATATACAATAAAGAAAGAGGTGATTTGTATGAGTCCGACACAACAGATGTTAGAGTATCAAAAAGAACTGGATGAGAATCAGATGCAGGTTCGGAAAATGGTGCTTGAGAGCTATCAGGACATTGCTGCAGGCAAAGGTCGTGACTGTAACGAATTCTTCGATGAACTGGAGAAGAGATACTCTCATGCATAATTACAAAGTGATTACCTTGCCGATGGCTGAAGATGACATTCAAGATCAGACAGATTATATTGCGTTTGACTTAAAGTCGCCGGAAACAGCAATTAATATGGCAAGAGGATTCAGGAAAACAATAAATAACCTTAGTATATTTCCGCAAAGCCATGAATTTGACGAAGATGAGGAACTGGAAAAACTCGGCATCAGAAAGACTTATTATAAAAACTATAAAATATACTTTCTGATTGATGAGCCGGAGAAAACGGTTTACATACTTCGAGTGTTCCATATGCTGGTTGACAGCAAAGCAAAGATATTGAAATTTTTCAAAGAGTAAATGGTCGGAATCAAGCCTCCAAGTCAGAGAAGATTTGGAGGTTTTCTTCTGCCCATTTTATACGGAATTATATTTCCGAAACAGACAAAACTATGGTAGAATATCCATGTTGAGGATAGACCATAGGAAGAGAGCAGAATATCAAATCACTTAGAGCCATTCAATGGCTTGTCAAAAGTACACATCTTATCTTTTTCTATGTGTTAATGAAACACATTGGCATGCAGGACGATAAAGTATGCCGTTTAGCAGGCTCCGAAAGGGAGCATTCTGCATCTTTTTAAATCCAAGGCTTAACGGAAAGCCAGGGGTTGTGCATCTTTATTGGCAACTCATGGCATGTGGAGACGGTGTGTTTATTGTCCAAACTTAATGCAAAGCAACATATCGAGGTAGACATCCACATGGACGAACTTGATCTCACCGATGCAGAGAAGAAAGCCACCTATTCGGAAATCAAGGAATATGTGCTGGAGCATACCGGACTCAAGGTCAGCAGCTTGTATATCGCTCAGGTGAAGCAGAAATGCGGTATCATCGAGCGAGAAAATTACAACAAACCGAAGTCCGATGATGCAAAACAGCCCCAATGCCCGCCCGATAAGGAAAAAGCAATCAAGGAGGCGCTCAAGCACTTCGGCATGATCTAAGGAGGGCAAAATGAAGCGTTTACTTTCTTGTGAGTTCAATATGGATACTGCCTGTGTGGAGCTGAAATTTGCAAATGGCAGCATGATTGCCATTGATACGATTGCGGTAGAGAATGAGGTTGCCGATAATATATATCAGCGGTCAGAGCTGGACTGGCTGATTTACAACGATCCGGCAGCCTATGCAGATTTAGTTCTCAACGGCGACCCGGAAACATACCTGAAAACTGTTACAGAATATAAACCTTTGGACTGATTACCAGAGATAAAGCAAGCCGCCTGTGCGGGCATATCAAATGCTCATACAGGCGGCTTTTCCTTTTTGTACTGTGACTTTATCAGTTCTCCGAAATGGACCGCTTAAACAATATCCATGTACTTATGAAGTAGCATATCAGCAGTAAGAAAAGAATACCAATGATAATCCCTACTTGTACCATCAAGGCTCCGCAGCCAATATAAGCTGAGATTTCAGCAGAAACACTTTGAAGAAAATAGCCAATCACAATAATTGCTACAACGATTGCCGCTGTGATCGGCATCCCAAACCAAACACCAAGCTGTTTTAGAACCAAAGTATGCAGGTCCTTCTCTTCCACTCCCATTTTTCGCAGAACCGAAAATCTGTAGTTGTTTTTTTCTGCATCCAGGAGCTGCTGAAGAGCCAGCACGGTAAGACACATCACCATCAGAACAATTGCACCATAGATCAAGGACGCTTTTAGGATAAAGTTAAGGGCGATTATACGGTTCACTTCCGTAGTATGGACAGTTGTACTGTATCCTGCCAGATTGTCTTTATCAGGATCTTCTGGATAAGAACGCCCAAGAAGCTGTTCCAGCATTTCTGCCGTTTTGAAGGGAAGCGGATATTGGGTCATCACAAATCGGTTGCGCTGTACCGGAAGCAAGACTTGCGCTATTTCGTCAGGTATGATATACACCACATCTGTATAAAGATTATAGATGGATTCCCCCACAGGCTCCTGAAACACGGCGTTCTCACTGAGTTTCAGGGTGCCTGCGTCAGTTTCCAATAAGGTATGCTCAGCAATGTAGTTTTCAATATCCTTGTCCTCTGCTGCACGATGCCAGTGGGTAGCAAATTCATCCGTTTGTAAGATAATAGGTTCATATCCCAACATTTTCCGAACAGCGTTATAATCCTTCAGTGCGATCGCCAAGGGAGGAAAATTGTACTTTACTCGCTGGTGAAAGTCGCTTTGCTTGGGAAGATATTCCGAAAAAGTCAAATCGTCCTTTATCGCTATTTTGTTTTGTTCTATGAACGCAGTAATTTCTCCATAGTCTGTATCCGGAAGATTTTCCACTTCATAAACATCGTTGTAGCGGCTTGAAATTTGAATATCATAGACAGCCCGACTGTCCAAATAGCCCAGACTCCATCCCGTTAAAACCGGCGCAATGACAAACAAGCAGATAGAAAAAGTCAGGGTCACACAAATGATCGTCATCGTTTTCGTATTGGTAGCCAGCTTAGAGGAAAGCTGTCCAAACAGAAATAAACTCGTATTATGATATTTGCGGGACACTTTAGACTCCTTCCAGTATAGGAGCGCCGCATTCGATAAATACATGACTGCGGAAATGATAAACAAAATATCCGCAACCCCAAACAGCAAATATTGATTCAGAGTTGGAGCGTCAAATCCAAGGAAGTAGGCTTTTTCCAGTTCTGCGATGGAAAAAATCGGGATAGCGGTCAATACAGCACCAGCCAGAAGTCCGCAAAGATATCGGGAAAACCCTATTTTTCTGTGTAAAACAGCACCTGCGATTGCCCAAAGCAGCGTCAGTGCAGGGAAAAGGACATTCCCCCAATACATGAGCTTTACAGGAAGCGGATGTCTGGGATCGAAGTAAAAATGATATTTTACAGCACCTACCTCCAGCATCCACAGCAGCATAATACCATAGAAAATACAGATTATCGGCATCCATCTGCTTTTATGAAGCGGTTTTTCATTCTGACGGTTTGCCGTCATAAGCTCAATAATCCTGCTTTTGTTGAGAATTCTGACATTCCCGACTCCAACCAGAATCTGGCAAATAACAAAGAAGCCTACGGTCAGCAGCACGGTATCTGGAAAAAAAGACCAAGAAAAAGCGTAGGGTTCCCCAAAAGAAGCAAGCAGCATAGCCGTAATGACCTGAGAAACGATCATCCCCAGAAGGATTCCCACCGACACAGAGAATATGAGCAGGAAAAAAGTCTCTCCAAAAAAGAGCAGTCCTATGGTTTTTTGCTCCATTCCCAGGGTTGCCTCAACTGCAAACTCCGATTGTTTTTTTCTCAGCATGAAACGATTTACATAGTGGATCAGGAACAACAAAAGCAGACTAATCCCACAAATTGCCAGTTTCATACCTCCAGCCAGCAGGGAAATATTATATTCCGCACCAATGGTCGGATGATAATGGGTGCTGCTGATAGACAAAAACGCATAGAACAGAGTGACACAGAGTGTCATGGTCACAATATAAATCAAATAGTCCTTCACAGACCGCTTTGCATTTTTGAAAATGAGTTTAGCGTACATCGCTCATGCCCCCTCCCATCATGGTGAGGACATCCAGGATTTTTTCAAAGAAAGTCCTGCGGGAATCACCACCCTTACGGATTTCCGTAAAGATTGCCCCGTCCCTCATAAAGAGAATACGATTGGCATAGCTTGCCGAGAAAGCGTCGTGTGTCACCATCAGGATCGTGGCGCCAAGATCTTCGTTGATACTCTGAATCGTAGAAAGCAGCATTTGGGACGAGTGACTGTCTAACGCGCCGGTAGGTTCGTCCGCCAAGATCAGCTTAGGCTGATTGATAATGGCTCTGGCACAGGCGCACCGCTGCTTCTGGCCACCAGACACCTGATAGGGGTATTTGTCCAGAATATCCGTGATATTCAGCTTTCCGGCCATTTCTCGCACCCGTCCATTGATCTCGCCTGCGGGAACCTTGTTGATAGTCAGTGCCAAGGCAATGTTTTCCGAGATTGTCAGAGTGTCCAGCAGGTTAAAATCCTGAAATACAAATCCAAGATTCTCCCTACGAAACCGGGCAATCTGTTTTTCGTTGATTTCCGTCACATCGGTTCCGTCCAGATAGATATGTCCCGCACTGACGGTATCAATGGTGGAAATACAGTTGAGCAGGGTAGTCTTGCCGGAGCCAGATGCTCCCATGATTCCTACAAATTCTCCCTCTTGAACGGAAAAGCTGATGTCCTGAATTGCTTTTGTAACATTTCCGCCATTTCCGTAATATTTTTGGATATGATCCAGTTTCAAAATTTCTTTCATTGTTATCACCTCTGATCTCTATTGTAAAATAAGAGTGGCTTCGTTTGTATCAAGTTTTCTTACAAAGTTCTAACAAAAATGTAAGAAGTGCAGAACGCTTTTCAGTTCTGCACTTCATGAATCAGACAGTTAATGTGAAAAGAAAGGGAAATGGCTGTGCCATGTTCCGACGACTCCGCCGTAATGCCAATGCCCAGCTTTTCACAGAGCCGTTTGCACAGATACAGACCAATGCCCGTGGACTGCTGAATCAGACGACCATTCTGACCGGTAAATCCCTTTTCAAAGATACGGGGCAGATCGGACGCAGCAATCCCGATTCCATTGTCCTCCACGACAAGGACAACCTGATCCTGCCATTTATGAGTAGAAATGCGGAGAACCGGCTGCTTCGTACGATACTTGACCGCATTGACAATCAGTTGATTTAGGATAAAACGCACCCACTTTTCATCTGAATAAACCGTATCCTGCATTTCCTCCACTTCCAGGCGCATACCACTTTGGAGCAGCAGATATTTGTTATCTGCAATCGCCTGATGCACCACTTGGGACAGTGCCATTTCCCGGACAGAATAATCTTTCTCTGTATGCTCACTGCGGGCATAATAAAGAGCCTGTTCCGTAAAGCGGTTGGTCTTTTCCAGTTCCAGCAGAAGTTCTTTTGTCCAGTTCGTCCGATGGTTTTCACATAGGAGTTTCATGGCAGTAATGGGCGTTTTGATTTCGTGAATCCATTGTTCAATGTATTCCTTGTACTCCAGGCGTTCCCGCTCGACCTCCCCAATCTGCTCCAACATGGATTTTCCAGCCATTTTCAAAATCTGATAGTAAACCTGATCCTCGGCCTGTTCCGGCAGTTCCATCACTTCAGAAATAAGGTATCTCTCGGAGAGCTGCTTCGCCATATCCAGAAGTTTTTTCATCTGCCGCTTTCGTTTCCAGTAAGTGAGGACAAGTCCCATCAGCAAAATCAATGCCCATACGATCAGGATCAATACTACTGCGGAAGCCGAATTGCCGCACACCAGCAAAAATACAGTGAGCGCAGCCATGCAAACAAGGTTCGTCAGCAGAAATGGAAGCCTGTTTTTCCAATACCGTTTGCTGTTCATATCGTGTACCCCTGGCGATGCTTTGTCTTGATAAAATCCGTCAGGCCAATGCCCGCCAGTTTTTCCCGGATGCGGTTGATATTGACGCTCAAAGCATTGTCATCCACATATAGCTGATTGTCCCATAGATAATCTACAATATCATTACGGGAACAAATCTTTCCTGCGTGTTTGAAAAGATAATATAATATTTTCAATTCATTCTTTGTCAGTTCTGCTTGGTTACCGTCATATTCAATCGTGCTACTTTCTAAGTGAAGAATCGCTCCTTGCCAATTCAGACGCTCAATTTGTTCTATCGGGTAAGCTCGTTTCATCAAGGATGAAATCTTTGCCAGCAGAATTGCTGTGTTATAAGGCTTGGTGATAAAAGCATCTCCACCCAGCAAAATACTGTTCAATTCATCCATGTCCGTATTGCAGCTTGTTACAAAGATAATCGGTACATTGGAAAAACTGCGGATTTGAGAACAGATTGAGTAGCCGCTTTCTTGTGGCAGCTTTATGTCCAGCAAAATCAAATAGGGATGAGTATTTTTGACCGCTTGCATAACTGATGTAAAGTCAGTAACTGCGGATGCCTCATATCCGTTTCCGTTTAACAGAACTTGTAATTCAGTTTGAATGATTGGGTCATCTTCGATGATGAGTATTTTATATTTTTCCATGATTACATGTCCCTTTCTTTGAATATTTAGTACCACCAAGGCAGTTCCAGCCAGAAGTTATCCAGAGCCAATTTCTCCGTGGACTTTGCTCTGCTCTCTGACAGATGGAAGTGCTTCGCCGTTTCGCTCAGAGGATGGAGGACATCGTCCTCAAAGCCAAAGCGATACCAGAGATAGGCTTTCTCTCGCTCATCAATCATTTCCAGAGCCGTATGGATTTCTTCGTGGGTTTCCTTTGCAATGAAAATCTGCTCTGGGTTCTGTACTCTGGAATCTGCTATAAATTCATGTTGTCCCTTATTCTCGCCCTTTTTGACCTCATCCAGACGAATGATACAGTCCAGATTTTTGGCTTCAAAGGTAGGATTCAGCCTGCGGATGTAGTCCAGCATGGCATTATGAATAGCCGGGGCAGCATAGGTCAAAAACTTGTTCCCGTAGTCGGGTTGAAAGCTGCTTATGCAGCCCAGAAGCCCCAATGAACCCTCCTGCACCAAATCGTTCAGTTCAATGCCGAGGGCAACGTTCAGCTCCCGCTGTGCGCTCCATATCTCGTATGCCGTCTTTCGGATAAACCGCAGATTGTTCTCTACAAGGGCGTTTTCTGCCCATTTGTCACCGCTCTGCGCCGCAATACAGAGCTGCTCGTTAGTTATCTTGTCCATCATCTTCCGGCAGCACCATCGTCTGCATCAGCCCCAGCAAGGCTTTGTTAAAGTTGTCCAGAGCTTCCTGATTGACTCCATCGACACCGGAAATGCTGCCTGTAATAGCATCAACAACTGCTTCCGGCGTGATGGTCGGATTCTGCATATCCTGCCCCTTGGTCAGCTCGGCAAACATCTTTTCGGTGGCTTCCTTGCTGATTGCCTTGGCTGCGACCAAATCGCTGCCTGCTTCTTTCTTGATTTCCTTAACCACCGTCATAAAGGTGTTTTGAATCGTGGTCTGGTCTGCCTGATAAGCGGGAATTTTCATGGCATTAGCGGTTCGGGCTGCCTGTACTGCTTCGGGAGCTTGGTTCTGTCCCAACAGCAGAGAGCCAACGGTAGCAAACATCTGGTTTTGTGCGGCATATCCTCTTGCAAGGGTATCATCCATATACTGTGCAATCATATAAGTAACCATGGCAAAGCGGGGATTTTCCAGCAGACGGTTGACTACATCATTGTTGACCTTTCCGGTATAAAGATTCTTTGCAGCTTCAACAGATAATCCCAGTTCTGAAATATCGTAGTTCTTTTTATCCGGGATTACGGTCGTACCCAAGATAAAGTCCGTGGACACATTGAACACTCTGGCGATGCGGATAACGCTTTCTTCGCTCAGCTTTTCGGTCTTTCCGCTAAGGAAGCGGCTGATGGTGCTTTCATTCACATCAATCCGAAGTGCCAGTTCTCGCTGGGTCATCTTGCGTTCTCTCATTACATCAACGATTCTTTTCCGAACATCGGCGGGTAAATAAGTATCAGCCATTATGCTTCCTCCCCTCTGTCTGTTTTCTGTTTGATATATTTTCCGCTTTTAATGCGGGCATCTGTCGGCTTTTCAGCGTCCTCCGGGATGATCCAGCGGCTTCCTGCCCGCTGTGCGCCCGGTATGCGGTCATTGTTGCAGAGGATACCAACTCTTCGGGGAGAGATACCCCATTTCTCGGCAACTTCAAATGTAGACAGGTATTTCATTTCTGTATCATCCCTCCTGATTCATATTAACTTCAATTATATTCTATTTACGGAACAATATCAACCAACTTTGTGTGAACACTGCCGTCTCGAAACTTGCATTTTTTCAAGTTTTCGGGGCGGCTTTTTGCTTTGCTTGCGGAAGTGCCTGATTTTTCGGTTGAAAGCGTTTTTCTGCGTATATTCAGGCAGATGAAAAAATCATCGAGAAAAATCAAGGAGGTTATGCAAATGAACATTTTTGAAACAGTCAAGGCGGCGGTCACGGTTAGGCAAGCCGCCGAACACTACGGGCTGAAAATCAATCGCTCCGGGATGATTTGCTGCCCTTTCCACGATGACAGACACCCCAGCTTGAAGCTGAACGAGGATTACTTCTATTGCTTCGGCTGCGGTGCCAAGGGAGATGTGATTGACTTTGTGGCAAGGCTGCTTGACCTGTCTGCCTATGAAGCAGCGCAGAGACTGGCTGCGGATTTCGGACTGGACAGGCCGCCGTCCGTGGTGGCACAGGTAAAGAAGTACCGTCCCCGTGTGAATCAGTCGAAACAGGACGAGCTTTTCTGCATGAATGTGCTGTCCGGGTATCTTCATCTTTTGGAGGACTGGAAAGAGCGATATGCTCCCGAAGCACCGGAGGACGAGCCGGATGAGAGGTTCGTGGAAGCTTGCCACAAGCTGGAATATGTGGAGTATCTGAACGATTTGCTCCTTATGAGCGATCAGGAAGAAAGGACTGATACCGTCAAGGAACTTTTGACAGACGGAACGATTGCAAGAATGCAAACACGACTGGACGAGCAGAAAAAGGAGGTGCGCTGCCATGTCAGAGAACAGGAAATTGCTTGAGATGAATGTGCCGATGTGGTTTGACGGCAAGAGTATCAATGAAGCTCTGTTTTGTGAAGATTTTCTGAGAACCCGTCAGATTATCTTTGCAAACGGAGCTTTTTTCACACCTGATGGTCGAGTGACGGACGACCTGCCGCTTCGTGGCGAAATCTTTGAAGAATTGAAATATTGTGCCGTGAACAACATTCCCCGCAAAATCAGCAACATCATTGAGATTATGAAGCTGGCGGCTCATGTGGAGGACTTCCCGCCGGAGCAGGACAGGATTCATCTGGCAAACGGTACGCTCATGCTGGACGGCACTTTTACAGAGGGGAAGCCGGATATTGTGAGAAACAGGCTCCCGGTTTTCTATCGCCCGGATACTCCGAAACCTGTGCTGTGGCTTTCCTTTCTGAATGGTCTGCTTTACCCGGAGGACATCCCTACCTTGCAGGAATTTATCGGCTATTGCCTGATTCCCTCCAATAAAGGACAGAGGATGATGGTCATTAAGGGCAATGGCGGCGAGGGTAAATCCCAAATCGGTGCGGTGCTGGGGCAAATGCTGGGCAGTTCCATGAAGGACGGAAGCATTGGTAAAATCTCTGAGAACCGATTTGCCCGTGCCGATCTGGAGCATATCCTCCTATGCGTGGATGATGATATGCGAATGGAAGCCTTGCGCCAGACCAATTATGTGAAATCCATTGTGACAGCTCAAGGGAAAATGGATTTGGAGCGCAAGGGCAAACAGAGCTATCAGGGCTGGATGTTCGCCCGTCTGCTGGCTTTCTCCAACGGAGATTTACAGGCATTGTATGACCGAAGTGACGGTTTCTACCGCAGACAGCTTGTGCTGACCACAAAGGAAAAGCCTGCCGGAAGAATGGATGACCCTGACCTCGCCCAGAAGATGAAAGCTGAGGTGGAGGGCATTTTCCTCTGGGCGTTTGAGGGATTGCAGCGTCTGGTTGCCAACAATTTCAAATTCACGGAAAGTGAGCGCACCAAAACCAACCGAGAGTCCGTCAAGCGTGACAACAACAATATTTTCGACTTCATGGAGTCTGAGGGCTATATCCGGCTGAAAGCGGATGCTTCCATCAGCTCCAAGGAGCTGTACGAAATTTATCGGATGTGGTGTGAGGAAAATTCTCTGCCGCCCCTGAAATCCCGCAGCTTTAGTGACAGTGTGGTGGCAAATTTAAGTCGCTACAATCTGGAACACACCAACAAAATCACAAACTCTGCCGGGCGCAGGGTGTGGGGATTCATGGGAATTGAAGCCGTAGCCCGTCCGAATATAAATGGGTTTTACGACGTTTCGCCGTGTACGTACGTACCGGAGGAATGGCGGGATTGATTTTTTGGTACGTACGTACACAGCGTACGAGCGTAAATCACTCCTGTATAAAACCTTCGTGACGTACCCAAATGACAGGAAAAAGTCAGTCTTTTTTCTGTCAACGGACGGGGCGGTTTCGCAAAACAGCAGCCGTCCGTGCCGGACATTGGAAAGAGGAGCAGACAACTTTCTGATGTTCGGCAGAGGTCGCCGCAGCGACCGCATTACCCTCGGAGAGCCCCTCGGGAGAGCCCACGGCACTTTGCAGCCAGTATGGATGAAAGTGTCATAGTGGGTTATTACACTTCCGCAGAAGTGCCTCTCCAAAGCTACCTGTCTGCAAATCCCAAAGAAAGGAAGGAAAAATATGGCAAGAAATGACGGAGTTGACCGTACCTGTGCAAGAAATATGGATGTCACAGATAATGACATCGGAGATGCACAGGCACACAATGAGCGTGAAAAAGAAATATACAGTAACGAAGATATTATCCCGGAAAGAAGTTCCCTCAACGTACACTTCAAAGAACCTACCGGGAGCTACGCTGAAATGTTTGAGCAGATGAAAGCTGACAACATCATTTCCACCAGAGGTCTGAAGGCGGATGCCGTCCATTTCAACGAAATGGTCTTTGATGTGAACTCTGCGTACTTCGACAATCACGGCGGTTATGAATACGCCAGACAGTTTTATGAGGAAGCCTATAAATCCGCTGTGGAGATTGTTGGCGGTGAACAGTATATCCTCTCGGCAGTCATGCACGCTGACGAGATTAACCGGGCGATGTCCGAAGCACTTGGCAAGGACGTGTTCCATTATCATCTTCATGTGGTCTATGTCCCTGTGGTGGAGAAACAGATTTTGTGGTCGAAACGCTGCAAGGATGAAGCTCTCAGAGGAACGGTAAAGGAAACCATTATGCAGGTCAGCCGCAGTAAAAAGTGGCTGTCCAAACCTGCTGTGGACAAAGATGGAAAACCAATTCTGCAAGTCAATGGTAAGCCTGTTCTCCGAAAATCCTATTCTGTTTTACAGGATGATTTTTTTCAGCACATGAGAGCTGCCGGATATACCGATGTGGAACGTGGAGAGCGTGACAGCACCGAGGAACATCTGACTGTGACCCAGTTTAAGGTGGCAAAGGAAAAGCAGCGACTGGAAGCTGTGACGGCGGAACTGAACCAGAAAGAAGCACAGCTTGACGATACTACACAGGCTGCGGAGAAGAAAAAGCAGGAGCTTAAATCCCTGCAAGCACAGACTAAGGCGGCAACCGGAATAGCGGTGACGGTTCAGGAGCTGGAGTCGATGGGTAAGAAATCTTTTACCGGGAACATCGTCTTGACACCCGATGAATGCCGTACTCTCAAAAATTATGCTGTCAGCAGCTTTGCTGAAAAAGCGGAGAAATTAAAATACCAGCAGAAATATGAAACAGCCAAGAAAGATGCTGGGGTATGGAAAAAACGATATGAGAAACTTCTGGAACAGGCTCAGCCGTATCTGGATGCTGTCAAGCTCGCACCTGAAAGGGTACGGGCTTTTCTTAATGCCGTTTTGACCAGAGGAAAAGAGAAACAGGACATTCCGCAGGAACGTGGACGAAAAAGAAAGGAGAGCACTATTGACAGATAAATGGAATGGTTTTGCCGATTTACTTGCAAATTTAATAGAAAAATATGCGGCGGTTCTGGATATTGATAATCTTCCAGAGCCGCCGTCTTGTTTGGAGGAAGAAAACACATCTGAAGAACCCAGTGACACTATTGAATTGATGGAAAAGCAATGATATAATAGTCGTGGAATAAGTGTCCAAACTCTATGCGAGAGCTACTGTTCTCAACGCATAGAGCTACATAGAATAAAAGCGCAATACCCCGTTGCACAATTAGAAATGAGGTGTTCCGGTGAACAATTATGATGATATGAATCAAAAATCCAATATGATTATTTACACAACAGAAGATGGATTGACAAAAATTGAAACCACATTTGATGAGGATACCGTGTGGTTATCCATTGACCAGATGGCAGAGTTGTTCCAGAGAGATAAATCTACTATTTCAAGACATATAAAAAATGTATTTTCCGAAGGCGAGCTGCAGCGAGAGTCAGTTGTTGCAAATTTTGCAACAACTGCGGCAGATGGAAAAACCTATCAGGTTGACTACTATAATCTTGATGTTATCATTTCTGTCGGCTATCGTGTAAAATCCAAGCGTGGCACACAGTTCAGAATCTGGGCAACTAACATTCTCAAAGAATACATGAAAAAAGGTTTTGCTTTGGATGATGAACGATTGAAAAATCTGGGCGGCGGTGGATATTTCAAGGAACTGCTTGAAAGAATCAGAGACATCCGTGCATCGGAAAAGGTGTTTTATCGTCAGGTGCTTGAAATCTATGCCACCAGCATTGACTACGACCCGAAAGCGGAAATCTCTATCCGTTTTTTCAAAAAGGTTCAGAATAAAATTCATTATGCCATTCACGGACAGACTGCGGCAGAAGTGATTTATACAAGAGCGGATGCGGAAAAAGAGTTCATGGGACTTACCACCTTTGCCGGTAATCAGCCGACACTCAAAGAAGCGATTGTTGCGAAAAACTATCTGAATGAGAAAGAGCTTCGTGCTATGGGACAACTTGTATCCGGGTATCTGGATTTTGCGGAACGTCAGGCAGAGCGTGAACAGGCAATGACGATGCAGGACTGGGCAGAGCATCTGGATCGCATTCTTACCATGAGTGGAGAGCAGCTTTTAATTGGAAATGGAAGCATTACTCATAAGCAGGCTGTTGATAAAGCGACTGGAGAATATCGAAAATATAAGACAAGAACGCTCAGCGACGTGGAAAATGATTATTTAAATTCGATAAAGATGTTGGAACAGAAAACTGACGGCAAAAAATAACAGACGATGAAAGCTGAATTATGCCACAGGCTGTGGCACAAATGAGGATGGCGATATGAAAGAAAAAACAAAAGTATATATTTATACGAGAGTATCTACTGCCGTTCAGGTAGACGGTTACTCCTTGGATGCTCAGAAATCAAGAATGAAAGCCTATGCTGAGTTCAACGATTTTGAAATCGTCGGTGAATATGAGGATGCCGGTAAATCGGGAAAGTCCATTGAGGGCAGATTGGAATTTAACCGCATGATGGAGGATATCAAGTCCGGTAAAGATGGCGTGTCCTATGTGCTGGTGTTCAAGTTATCACGTTTTGGCAGAAATGCGGCAGATGTGCTGTCTACCTTACAGGTGATGCAAGATTTCGATGTCAATCTGATTTGTGTGGAGGATGGCATTGATTCTTCCAAAGATGCCGGTAAGCTGATGATTTCCGTGCTTTCTGCGGTTGCCGAGATTGAGCGTGAGAATATCCGTGTTCAGACGATGGAAGGCAGAATCCAGAAAGCTCGTGAGGGTAAATGGAACGGTGGTTTTGCTCCCTACGGATACAAATTGGAAAAAGGTATGCTGTATATCAACGAGGAAGAAGCCGAGGCAATCCGCATTATCTTTGACCAGTATGTGCATACCGATATAGGAGCTAACGGACTTGCGAAATACCTTGCCAATCACGGTATCAACAAAATTCAGCGGCAGAATGGAAAAAATCCTCTGTTTGATGCAGCCCTGATTCGCAGAATTTTGAAAAATCCCGTTTACTGTGGTAAAATTGCTTACGGCAGGAGAAGAACAGAAAAGGTACATGGAACTCGCAATGATTACCGACTTGTGGAGCAGGAAAATTATCTGTTAGTTGACGGTCTGCATGAAGCCATTGTATCAGAAGGACTCTGGCATGAAGCCCAAGTAAAACTTCTTGCTCAGGCGAAGAAGTATGAAAAGGTCAACAACGGTAAAGACAACAAGGTACACCTGCTGACCGGATTACTTAAATGTCCTATTTGCGGAGCCGGAATGTACGGCAACAAAAGCATCAAGCACAAGCCGGACGGCACGAAATATAAGGATTTCTTCTATTATGGCTGCAAACACCGCACTATGACCCGTGGTCATAAGTGTGAATACAAGAAGCAAATCAATGAGGAATTGCTGGACGGTGCTGTTGCAGAGGTTATTATCAAACTGGTCAGCAATCCGAAGTTTGCGGCGATGATGCAGCAAAAAATCAATATGAAGATAGATACATCCGCCATTGAACAGGAGATTGCCAATTATGAAAAACAGCTTCGTCAGAGCTATGCTACGAAGTCCCGTTTGATTGATGAGATTGATACCCTTGACCCAGATGATAAGCACTACATCAAGCGTAAAGCAGACCTTGATGATCGCCTTTATAAAATGTATGATAAGATAGAGGATACGGAGAATCTGTTGATTGAAGCCAGAGCAAAGAAAATGGCAATAGAAGCAGAAAAACTCACTGCTGACAATATCTACAAAGTGCTGATTTATTTTGAAAAGCTGTACGCTGTCATGGACGAGCAGGAGAAGCGACAGATTATGGAATCGCTGATTTCTGAAATCCATATCTATGAGGAACGACAGCCAAACGGTCAGTGGCTCAAATCCATCAAATTCAAGCTTCCGATTATTGAGGAAGATATGGAAATGAGTTTGGACAGTGATACACATGTCGAGACGGTAGTTCTTTTGTCCAGAAAAACTCCGGATGATACGATAGAGGTCGACTTAGACTTGGATGAGCTTGATATTACCGCTGCTGAGTCAAAGGCTACCTATCAGGAAATCAAGGATTATGTGCTGAAAGAATTTGGCTTAAAGGTTTCAACTTTATATATTTCCCAAATTAAACGCAAATGTGGTATTGATGTAGGAGAACATTACAATATTTCACAGAAAGAAAATCAGAAAGTACCACAATGCCCGAAAGAAAAGGAAGATGCTATCCGAGCTGCTCTTGAACATTTTGCGATGATCTAAAGGTCATTGCTGATTTCAAGGAGGAATAGCATATGAAGTCATTATTCGAAGAAATGGGCGGTACATATACGCTCGGAGCAGATGGAATGTATTATCCGGATTTGGAACTTCCGGAGGAAGAACCGCATTACGGAAAGTACGGCAGAATGCGTCTGCGCTATCTGAAAGAACACCATAAGATGCTGTACAACACACTTTTGCTGGATGGAGAACTGGTCAAACATCTGAATGAGGTGGATGATACCGCTAATCAAAGAATGGAACTGTTGACCCTGCAAATGCAGGAGCAGCAGGGCATAAACGAAGCATTAAAGGCTCGTGATCAGATGGCATGGGTTGGTGCTTGCAATAACATCCGAAATGCGGCAGAGGAAATTGTTTTGAATGAATTGATATGTTGTTAA